CATATAAATTTCAATCCCAATTCGTCACATTTTCTTCTAATATCTGGAATGAATGTTAGAGGCAATTCCCATTTTTTCATTTTCTCAATTTGGGTTGTAAAGGATTTATGATATAATAATTCGGCCTTAAAAAGCTGAAACTTAACAGCCCAGGCGCCGATGTCTTTGGCCTTCTCTATCAATTGCATGGTTCTGGCCAAATCTCTGTTGTGATTCGAGCCGATTTCACATATGAACTTCGTTGTCATTTTATTCCTCCTTTTCTAAGCAACACCCACAGCATCCATGAACCCCTTCTGAATCCGGATCTCCAATTCTTTTTTTGTGTGCCAAGTCGTCGGGATCAGGATGCCCCACGTCATGTTTACATATTCTTTCCATTAACCCCCTATCATCTCTCCAATGGGTGGGCCAATCCTTCATAAAATGGTTAGAGGGATTATGGATGCAGCAATATTGTCCTTTGCAATCTGATTTATTATGTACTTTAATTACTTGCCCGGTTCCGGTTATATAGGTTTCCATATTATTCCTTTATTTAAACATTTCCAAAATACCTATAAATATTAAAAATCCGGTTACAAGTGGAACACCGATAACTATAAAAAGCATTGTATCTGAATATTCCTGTCCTTCTGTACCAATCTCTTTATTGCTTCCTCTTTTTCGATAATACCATTTTTCATATCCTCCGCCAAAGTGAAGGGCTCCATATTTGCTTATCCAAAGTCTTCTTTCAATATATTTTAACCAAATTAATTTATCTTTAGTAAATTGAATGGGATACCAAGCAAACCATTTATTCCATTCTTGTAATTTATTTGTAACTTTTTCGGCAGAGGCGATGTTAAATATCATTTTATTTCTCCCCGGTAAACCCACACTTTAAAAAATGCATTAATTACATCGGCGCAATCTGCAATGGTCGACATCGGTGCGTGATAAAGAGTTAAAAAAAGTTTATTTGCCCACAAATCTTCGCATACCGGGCAAAGCCCATGTTCTTGGCCAAAAATTGGCATGGTATACAATGGCTTTATATATCCACAACCAATTGGGATACCTTCGCCATCTCTATCTTGCCGTGGGGATAATTCCGCCTTAACTGCTTCAATGAATTTATCCCGATGCAACCCATCCGCTTCTTCTTGATCCCACTGAAGAGATAGACAATAAAAAGTATGACTATATCCCGGCTTTACCATCGGCGGCTTTATGGCCGGGATTTCAGATAAGTTATCAATAAGATAATTTACATTTTGCATTCTTTGTTCTTGTAAAGTATCAAACTTTTTAATTTGCTCCCTGATAATACATGCTTGCAACTCTGTCATTCTCATGTTGAAGCCCGGTGTATGTCGAAGAGATGCCAAGGGCACCCGCCTGGAATTTTCCATGCCATTTATAACCGCTTCCGAGTGATTCATAAGCAGGCGGCATTTTAAGGCAAGGTCGTCGTTCTTAGTTACAATCATACCCCCTTCACCACAATTAATGTGCTTGCCATAATTAAACGAGAAAACCCCAATATGACAAAGAAGCCCTGTCTTGACAGCTTTTATTTCACTTGTATAATTCATATAAGGGTATGTCGCCCCCAATGCCTGTGCAGCATCTTCAATTACAAATAAGTCATGCTCAACCGCAATATCGAGGATTTCTTCCATATCAAAAGGGTGCCCAAATAAATCAACAACGATAATCGCTTTTGTTTTCTCTGTTATTTTTGATCTAACAGATTCAGGGTCAAGGTTATATGTTTCGGGATCGATGTCAGCAAAAACGGGCGTGGCCCCATAGAGCATGGGCGCTGTGGCCGAGCACGTCATACTATAAGGTGTAACGATTACCTCATCACCTGGCTTTAATCCAATGGCTCCACAGGCAACGTGAAGGCCGGAGGTACAGGAATTTACAGGGATTGCATACTTGCCCCCAAACTTTGCGTTCCACTCATCGCTAAGGGCTCGAATCTCTGGCCCACCTAAAAATTCGTTGCCCCAATTTCCCCGATAGCCGGATAGCCGGCCGTTATTCATTACCCTTGTCACGGCCTGCATTTCATTTACAGCCATCGTATTTTGTGACGGAAATAATTTTGTTCGAACTGGCGTTCCGCCATTTATTGCAAGTCTGCTCATTTGTTTATCTCCTTATTTTACTTTTTTCTAAATACCATTCTTCAAAAAAATCCCATAAAAAAGCCATTTTACCATCTGGTTCGGGATACAAATTTTTATCTTTAGGAACAGTAAACCAAGCAGGACCAAACCTTTTTGAAAATTCAAATAAATAGGTAGTGTGTTCATAACAAAGATAATTTCTATATTCCGTAAAATCACATATAAACCCATTTTTTATTTTAGTACAAGTCATTATCAACCTTCAATTTAATTGCTGGTCCATCGGAAATCTGAATATATTTTTCAATCTCTTCATTTGTTAGATCCCGGGTTGTTTCCTTCGGAAACAAAACTTCCACAAAGCCAAGGCCAGTTACCCATGAGCCAATATAATGTGTTGTTGTTTCATTATGCACATAGCATATGTCTATTTCATCTCGGCTAATATCACCAAGTTTATGAATTGCTGTTGTTGCCATCATGTATTTATTCATTTTTTTCATTTTAATTTCCTCTCTAATTATTTAAGTCAGTGACCTTTAGCTCCGATGCGGTGTCGGCCAGGCCACTGTTTCAATCTATGGAGTCTCGGCCTCCCTGTATATTTTACATTTCGGAGGGATAACCGAGCCGCTCGGAGCGCCACACGGAAAAAATGAAACCGAAACAACCCGATGGGATATTCATTTATTTAAAAGCTCTTTAATTCTTGCCAAAAGAGCCTTGTTATTTTCCATTAATTCCCAATCATTCCAGTTTTTAGACTTATCATAGCCTTTAGGCGCGTTAGTTCCTTTGCCTTCAGCAATGAAAATTCCTGCTGTTGTTTTTTCTACCATAAAATAATTACGCATTTTAGCTTCCTCCTTGTGTATTCTTTTCTTTTGCAACTATTCCGCCAATGCCATTTTCAAGGCCATATTCATCTTCTACTTTAAAAATAATTGCGGTATCTGCGATAAAGCTTTCTTCTATATTGGCCGTCATAATTTCTTTATCATTATATGACAAACGGAGTGTATCTGCCGGACACAGGGATATGGGTGCTATTTTTATTTTTTTAAGAATTGTTATGCTCATTTTAAACTCCTTCCAATATTTTATGTTTATATTTTAATCCCTTATTCCAAGCAACCCGGCCTTTTCTATCCTTAGCCATTTTTATTTTTGTTTCTTCTGAATGTTTAAATTTTTTGGATAATTTTGTTTTGGATATTTTATCTTTTGTTGCCTGTGATCTTGGTTGACCTTTATTCCAGGCAGTTTGGCCTTTTTTGGATTCTGACATATTTTTTAATGCTTCTTCAGAAAAAATATTTGTTTTGCCTTTGTTCCAAGGGATTCGGCCTTTTAATGTTTTGGATATTTTTGCCTTAACCCCTGATCTTTTTGCAGGATTTTTATCCCCCATTTTTTGTTCAGATAGTATTTTGCGAACTTCTGGCCTTTTAGCAAAATTATTTTCTCCACGCATATCGTATCGGTTTACCCCAAACATTGGGTTTTTACTACCAGAAACATTAATATGGTTTTCAGATATTTTCTTTTTGGTTTTCTCTGTATGTTTTTTCCCAAGCCATGATTTTCTCCCTTTCATTTTTTTAGATATTTTTTTCTTTGTCTCGGCAGAATGTTCTTTGCCGAAAAAGGGGTTTAATTCCCCCTTCTTCCCATACATCGGATTTTTATTACCAGAAACCGCAATACTAAGTTTTTTTCTTGTTTCCTTTGATGGGTTTATATTTCCAAAGCCGCCAAGAGAAATGTTGTAATGTGGTTTTAATTTAGCAATCCAAAAAATTTCTCTTTTTTGTAATTCATCTGTCGAATTACAATATTCTATTATTTCTTTTTTAAAATTTTCTTTTCCATATTTTTTAACAGCTCTAACTAAATATATACCGCTGCCTAAATATGATGGCTTGTTTTTGGTATCCAACCCTATATAAAATTTATTATTTATTAAATTTGTTGTTTTGTAAATAATCATTGTCTATTTTG